ACATCAAAGAGCGCCTCGGTCGGTTGGAACTGGAGATCCACTCCTTCCCTGCGCCAACGGACCCACACACAATCGCGCGCCTCGAGCTAACTCTGACAGAGCTAGTACACCGCGTGGAGGCGCTGGAGGGTAGGTGACTTGCCCACGAAAGCCATGCTGTTCCTTACCATCGCTGTTCTGGTTGTGAGCGTCGCGACTCTCTACAAACTCAACCAGGTGCAACAGCAAACGAGCACTCCCAAACAAACAACGGCCGACGTGCGGCTCCAAGCCGTGGGCGGTCGTGTCTGCCTCTCCAAAGAGGTGGAAGGAATCCCCGTTCAGTACTACTGCGAGCGCATGGAGGGCGAGTCGGCCGAAGACTTCGGACGTCGCTGCCGCCGCGAGTTCGCGGAGTTCTGTAAGGGATTCGAAACCCAATGACTCTGCAACTGCCATGACGAATCAACCCAACTGGACCATGCGCGCACCGGACGGAGGCGCCATCGCCCGCCCGCCCGCGACCATGCGCGCACAGATCCTTCCCACCACTCGCGTGCTGCGCAACGGCACCGAGTGCATCATCAACGAGTCGGACTTCAACCCGGAGACCGACGAGCGCATCACCAAGGGCTCGAAGCCCAAGGTGCCGGAACCCAAGGCCAGCAAAGGTACGAGCGCCACCAAGCGCCCCGTCCGTCGCAAGGTCTGACACGAGCCCGTGAAGGGCTCGACTGAACTGCTGGGAGCTGCGCATGGCATTGTTGAACATCACGCCCAAGGCGACTGACGCCAACTCATACGTCGACCTCACCACCGCGGACAGCGTGCTTCGCGCACGTCTGTACAACGAGGCTTGGTTCGACGCGACAGGTCCGACGGCCGAGGGCTACGTCACCACTGCCAGCGCAGCGACCAGCGCAACTCAAGTCGCTGTGTCTGCTGGAACCGGTGCTTGGAAGGCGGGCACCGAGTTCAAGTTCGCGGGCCACGCGACTGTGTACAAGGTCGCGAACGACGTGTCGGGCGCAGGCAACTTGCGCTTCGCACCGCCGCTGACGGCCAACGTCGCGTCCGACGAAGCACTTGTGCGCTTGACGCCAGGGGAGAAGGAGCGCGCTTGTCTGTGGGCGACACGTATGCTCGACGAGCATATGGAGTGGTTCGGTTCGCGTCGCACAAGGGAGCAAGCACTGCGCTTCCCGCGCAGCGGCATCACCGACGCGGACGGCGAGTTCCTGGACTACGACACCATCCCCCTACTGTTGCAACGTGCAACAGCAGAACTCGCGCTCGTGTTCTTGCAGCGCAACCTCTTCGCTCAGCCGGACCTGCTGGGCTTGGGCATCAGCGACGCGACGGTAGGCCCGTTGAGCGTCAAGATCGACAGCTCGCAGCAAGAGGCAGTCATCCCGGACAACATCCTCGCCATGTTGCGCCCGCTCGGCTTGCTGCGGGGCTCGAGCACCAAAGGCGGACGTGTCGTTCCGTTGGGGAGGGTTTGATGGGAGCACTGGACGGGCCGCTGCGCAAAGCAGCAGCAACCATCATCAAAGCCTTCACCAGCAAGAAGGCGACGTTCGCGCGCAACGTGCGCACGTACACCGCATCGACAGGCACAGAGTCCAACGCGACGACACAGTACGAACTGTCCGTCGCGCCTCCGTTCCCAGTTACGCAGCGTGAAGCAAACGGCACGAGCATCCTGGTCGGGGACCTGAAGACTATTGTGGCAGCCGAAGAGGTGGAGCAGCTCGCGCTGCCCATCGACTTGAGCAAGGACGTCACCGCGACGCTGACTGTCGCGGGCAGAACATACGAGCTGTACCAGATCGAACCCGTGTACTCCGGCGACCAGGTCGCCGTGTACACACTGTACCTCAGACGCTGACGTGGCCCAGCTGACCGCAGACATCAAGCGCTTCGCAAAGAAGACAGGCTTGCGCCTCGATACCATCGTGCGCAAGCTCGCTCTGGACGGCTACGCAGGCGTCTTGTTCCGCAGCCCTGTCGACACGGGACGCTTCCGCAACAGTTGGCGGCTCAGTGTCGGACAGCCGAACCTCCGCACCGAGTTCGCGGCAGCGGGCACCAAGAAGCAAGGCACAGCAGGATCGAAGTCCCAGCAGCCCGCTTCGCCCGCAGAGATGTCCCGTGTGGTGGAAGCGTCGCGCCAAGCCAAAGCTGGCACGGTCGTCTACATCACCAACAACCTGCCGTACGCCAAGCCTCTGGAAGATGGGTCCAGCTCGCAGAACGGCAACAAGCCCGACGGCATCCTGGGCGACACGTTCAAAGAGCTTGCAGCGAAGTTCGAAGACGCTGTGCGTAACGCGGAGGTGGAGTCGTGACCGCTCTCAACGTCCGCAAGGTGCGCGAACTCTTCCGTGCTCGTTGGCGTGCAGCCGTCCCCACTGCGCCGCCCGACGAGCGGGTGCAGTACGAGAACAGGCGCTTCGACGTGCCGAGCCCGGAGGCTGCCGGCACGGAAGCGCTGTGGTTGCGTGAGTGGCTCACAGTTCACGCAAGCGTGCGCAACGCAACCGGCTCGATCCAACACAACGGCACGTACCAACTGGACGTGTTCTTCCCTGCGAACAGGGGCACGGAGGCAATCGAGGACTTGGCCAAGCTCCTCCTCGAAGCCTTCGAGCCCGCACTAGGCCTCACCGACGGAGCAAACACAACGCTCCTTGTCGAAGAGGCCGTGCAGTCTTCGATCACCCGCGGTGTAGGGGACCTGCATCAGTGGGCCTTCTTGCCAGTTCAGTTCGACTGGCGCTCACACACTCTGACTTCCAACAACAGCTGAGGACCTATGGTACTCGAATCAGGCGTGCGGGTGTCCGTGGAGTACACGCGAGAGCGTGTTCGCGGAGTCACCCCGGCAGGCATCGGAACACCGGCAGCCAACATCGCCATCGACGCGAACGGCGGCGGCACCGGACTCTCCAAGTTCACGCGGGCCGCAGGCTCGTGGATCACCGACGGCTTCACTCGCGGACAGTTGGTGCGCGGCACGGGCTTCACTCTGGTCGCAGCCAACGTCGGCAACTGGCCCGTGGTGTCGGTGAGCGCGACCGACCTCGTCGTGTCGGACCCGACGGACGCACTGACGGACGAAGCAGCCGGCGCAGGCAAGAACGTCCGCATCGTGCTTCAGAAACTGCGACTCACGCAACGGGCCATCAACCCGCAACGCGACGTGGTCGAGTCCGAAGAAGTGCGCGACGACCGCCAGAAGTCGGACGTGCGCCACGGCTTCGAACGAGTCGTGGGCAACTTCGGCTACGAACTCTCCCCGGGCTCCTTCGACGACTTGCTCGAAGTCGCCATGGCCAGTTCGTGGAGCACAGCCAGCGCAGTCGTCACGACGGGCGCCAACCTGCAAGCGTTGGTTGTCAGCGCGACGCAGAAGGGCTTCGTCCGGACCGTGGGCAGTTTCATCACGGACGGCTGGCGACCGGGCGACACGGTCAAAGGCGCGTCGTTCACCGCACCGGGCCTGAACAACTTCTCGTACCTCGTCACGTTCGTGACGGCGACGACGTTGTCCATCGACGACCCGGACAACACGTTCGTCGCGGAAGCTGATGCTTCCGGCCGCACGCTGACGCAACAAGGTTCGCGCATCGACCCGGGCACGTTGCTCGACACCCTGTACGTCGAACGCAAGTTCGGTGAGACGGGCAAGGTGCAGCCGTTCAACGGCGTCACGGTCAACGAGATCGAGTTCAGCGCAACACCCACCCGCATCGCGGGCGGGCGCCTGTCCATGATCGGCATCAAGCCGCTGACCATGGCAAGCGCCTCACTGTCCGCGCTGACTTCGGTTCCGGTGGGTACGAAGGCGGTGCTCGCAGGCTTCCAAGGCGCACTGATCGAGAACGGCATCAAGCTCGCTGTGGTCACCAACGTCCAGTTGACGTTGAACAACAATCGCACGAGCGAAGCAGTCATCGGCAGCCGCAACACTCCGGATATCTTCGAAGGGGATGCGGTGGTGTCCGGCACGCTGACGGCGTTCTTCGAAGACGAGACGCTGTACAACAAGTTCATCAACGAGTCGTCGAGCTTCCTCGTGCTGCGCATGTTGACCCCGGACAAGGCGTCCTGGATCACGGTCGTCGTGCCCAACGTCAAGTACATGGGCGCCGACATGGACCCGCCGCCGCGCGGTCCGGTTCCGATCACGATGCCGTTCCGCGGCCTCGTGGCAACGGTGCCCAACCCGTCGGGCGCCACGGTCACGTCGAGCCTCACGCTGCATCGCAGTCCGTGAGCTGAGCAGTTGAGCAGGAGCAGGGTGCAACGGCGCGCACCCTGCTCCACTTCCCCGCGCCGAAGAACAAGCCATGACCTTCGACTTCGAGAAGTACGACACAGTCTCCAACGGAGACGCAGGACGTTGGATG